GTCAATCATTAAGCAACATCAAAAGGAAAGCAAGGGATCTATATGAGTGCCTAGTATGGTTGCAGTATGCTGCGGAGGAGGCAGGTAGATGAGTTATGATTTGGAAATTTTAGCGAAAATAGAAAACGGACAATATATCTGCATTGATGAACCTAAGCATCGTTCTCCGACTTACAATCTTGGAAAAATGTTTAGGGCAGCTATGGATTGGGATTTCGACCAAGGTACCATTTACAATGTCGCTGATATTTTTGAAAATATTCAACGTGGTATAGATGAATTGGAAAGACAACCTGAAAAGTATGTGCAATATGAACCTGAAAACAAATGGGGGACTGTCAGCAGTGCGTTAGAAGATTTAAAATCATTGAGAGATTGTATTTTAGAACAAGATATCGATACAAAATACTTATATATGAGGTGGTAACATGAAACGACCAAACAGAAAGGTCGTCGAAAAAGGACGACACGGCAAGCTATACACGCTTACGATTCGTGACTACGGTATTTTCGTAGTTACGAAGGAAGTGTATGACAAGGTGAAAGTTGGGGATGAGGTGAGGTTATGAAATTCCTAGATTTATTCGCAGGCATCGGTGGATTTCGTCTTGGAATGGAATCCGCCGGTCATGAATGTATAGGTTTTTGTGAGATTGATAAATTCGCAAGAGCCAGTTATAAAGCTATACACGACACGAAGGGAGAAATTGAATTACATGACATTACAAGAGTCACAGATGAGTCTATTCGAGGAATCGGACGTGTGGACATTATCTGTGGAGGATTTCCGTGCCAAGCTTTCTCAATTGCAGGAAACAGACGAGGTTTTGAAGATACACGAGGAACTTTGTTCTTTGAAATTGCTAGGTTCGCATCTATTCTCAGACCTAAATATTTATTCCTTGAGAATGTCAGAGGACTCCTCAACCATGACGGAGGGGCTACATTTGAAACCATCATCCGAACCTTGGACGAATTGGGGTACGATGTGGAATGGCAAGTGCTTAACAGCAAAAATTTTGGAGTCCCCCAAAATCGGGAGCGTGTGTTCATTATCGGACATCTTAGAGGAGAACGTACCAGAAACGTTTTTCCTATCAGCGGAGAAAGTCAGTCAATTAGTAGCCAATCAGTCGTGAAAATTGGCAATGTAAACCCATCTGGAAATGGCATGAATGGAGAAGTCTATCAAGCTGACGGCTTAGCTCCTACGCTCACAACGAACAAGGGAGAGGGTCAGAAGATAGCTATACCTATGTTTACTTTGACTGCGCAAGATAAGCATGGAATCTTAATCGCAGGAAAATTGCCTGGAAATCATGACCAAAACTCAAGAGTATATGATACAGATGGACTAGCTCCTACTCTATCCACGATGCAGGGTGGTGGGCAAGAACCTAAAATCAGAGTCAAAGAAGCAACATCTAAAGGTTATGCAGAGGTTGGGGATAGTGTGAACTTATCACACCCAAACTCTAAAACACGCAGAGGGCGAGTAGGTAAGCAGATAGCCAATACCCTCTTGGCTGGAGAAAGTCAAGGAGTAATTGAGCCTGATTTTAGAATTAGAAAACTAACACCTCGTGAATGTTGGAGATTGCAAGGATTCCCAGACTGGGCTTTTGACAAAGCGCAAGAGGTCAACTCGAACAGTCAATTATATAAACAAGCAGGAAACAGTGTGACAGTCAATGTCATAGCAGCAATAGCAAAGGAGCTACAATGAAAAATCTGACATTATCGTTAGACATTTCAACTACTGCGACAGGCTGGGCCGTATTTCACGGCTCTGACCTTGTCCAGAGTGGTGTCTTAAAACATAAAAGCAAGTCTTTCTTTGAGCGTGGGCGATTCATGGCTAGTGAATTGCGAGCTATTCAATCGAGAGCGCTTCAGAAGTACGACTGCCATTTTGAGTCGATTGTGGTCGAGAAGAACTCAGTCATGGGGCCAAATCAGCAGTCTATGATCAGTATCGGAATTGTAACGGGTATCATCCTTGGCCGACTGATTGCTGACAATGTGTACTTCGTGAACGTGTCGACCTGGCGCAAGTACTGGAAGTTTAGCTACAAGGACCGAAGCAAGAAGTCGATGAAGCTGACGCTATCCTGATTGGTTCATATTTTGTAAACCATGGATACGAATTTGGAAGTCTGGAAAGTCACAAGGTGAGTTAAGGAGTTAGAAGATGATGGAAGATTTAAAGCAAAAAGTTAATGGAGTATACGGCTGGTCGGTAGAAGACGGGAAGCCCAAACCTCCCAAGCAATATTTACCACAAGCGGTGAAAGACCGGGCGGACTATTTTTGGGAAATGGCAGAAGATGGTATGACGTTTATGGGAGCGATGGAATGCATCTTCGCTGATGAAAAGCCTACCGACTATGATTTGGGAGCTACTAAGGGTTGGTTGCCAAAATCTAAGGAGTTTGATGATTGGATTGGCTATGCGCCAAGCATGGCTCAGGTAGTTATTGCAGTTTATTTGATTTATGGAGGAAACTAAGATGAATAACCAGGAATTGATAAAGAAGATTGAAGCCTTGCCAGCACATAATGCAAGAATTAACAAAGGGATTGTCTTGGATTTGGTTGAACAACTAGACGAACCGCAACCAGTCAAAGTTCCGCAGTGTGTGGCAGATTGGTATTTATTGCACTTTCACGACTTCAATAACAGTATTGTAAATCTCTGCATTAGGCGGGAAGATTCAATAGACAATAACGATTTTTTAAAATGGATATCGAATACAAAAGAATTTATCCAAATTCTCGTCAACATGCACCAATTCGGCTATGAAGTCGAGGATGAGGAGCGGTATTATGTAAGATTCAAAAAGATGGAAAGCGATGATTTTAATTACTTAAACTTTATTAGATTTCAAAGAGCTTGGGTGTTGTCATCGTTAAAAATTGACAAAAAATTTCGTACAGCTCACACCCGCAAACAACTAGAAGAAGCTGGTTTCAGCTGGGTGTTCGATTGCCCAGGGATTGAGATTGAGGAGGTGGAGTGATGCCTAGAAAGATACAAGCAACGCTTACAAAAGATATGTATGACCATGTCGAAGCCATCAAAGAATATGGTGGTTATAGAAGCATATCAGAAGTGGTCAATAAAGCACTTGAAAAGTTAGTAAATGAACATGCCTACAATGAAATATATAAATATTATTTGCAAAAAGTAAGAGATGGAAGAGAGGACACAGAATGAAAGATTTGATGTTTTGGGGAATGATTTTGATTTCTTCGTTAGTGATTGGGATGTCTATTTACATCTTGATTGCGCAAGCCTTACTTAATAACGAGTTAACAAGAAAATTTAATGAGCAAAAAAGAGAATTAAGAAGAGCTTTCGGATGGGAAGAATACAACTGGGCTGAAAATTTCGGAGGATACGCACGAAAAGTTGATGAGCTTATTGAGTTTAAAGAAGAAATTGAACAACTTGAAATTATTAAAAAAGCATTAGAAGTCAAAAGTTTGGAAGAATTGCAGAAGAAGAAAGAACAGATTGAAAGTGTAATCAAAACGTTAGAAAAATGAGGAGGTAGAGTGATGAGTTATGATTTGGAAATTTTAGCGAAAATAGAAAACGGACAATATATCCGTATTGCTGAACCTAGATATAGTTCTCCAACTTACAACCTTGGAAAAATGTTTAGAATTGCTATGGATTGGGATTTCGACCAGGATACTACGTACAACATTGCTGACATTTTAGATAATATCCAATGCGGTATATCTGAATTAGAACAGTACCCTGAAAAGTATGTGCAGTATGAACCTGAAAATAGATGGGGAACAGTTAGCGGTGCATTGGAGGTTTTAAAGTCATTGAAAGAGTGTATTTTAGAACAAGATATTGATACGAAATATTTATATATGAGGTGGTAATGTGAAACGATTCATTACAGTATGTATCCTCGTCTCTGCTGGTCTAAACATCTGGCAGATGGACAGGATTCGAGATTTGGAAGAGAAGAAGCCAATCGTTATCTACAAGGCGGATAACGCAGGCGCTGAGATATTTGGTAAGGTCGTCGAGAAAGGACGACATGGGAAGCTATACACGCTTACTATCAGAGATTATGGTGTGTTCGTGGTTACGAAGGACGTGTATGAGAAAGTGAAAGTTGGGGATGAGGTGATGTTATGATACCGAAATATAGAGCGTGGGATAGCGCAAAAAAAGAAATGTTCAAAGATACTTTCGCAATAACAGAAAGTGGGCAAGTTGTAGTGGTTGAACAGGAGTCCGTCGCAAGCTTTCCAGATTATGTTTTTGTTGAACATCTAGTTATCATGCAATCAACAGGACTCAAAGATAAGAACGGTAAGGAAATCTTTGAGGGGGATATACTTGGTACAAAAGATGGATTGTTGAATGGTGTAGTCGAATACAGATCTGATTTAGGAATGTGGACGAATAGTTTGATTAGTTACAATAATTTTGAGCGATTGTGTAACGTGGCTGGAAGTAGAGAAATCATCGGCAACATCTACGAGAACCCAGAGCTTTTGGAGGATAAGGAATGAGACCAAAAAGATACCCTTTTAGTGGAGCTAAAAAAGAGAGCGAAGCTAAGAAAATATCGTTAATGCTTAAAAAAGTCGATGAATCAGACTTGAAAGGAAGTGTTTGGGCTGAGCCTCTCCCTATTTATAGTAAAACAAGAGTCTATGTAGAGATGGAGGGATATGGAAAGAAGATCATAACTGAATTTAAAACAGATGATATGGATTTTTCCAGAAAAACTTCATTCTTTAAGAGGGCATTATTCAAAAGAGCTGAAATGATGTCTCAGTTTGATTTTAGAGAAACAACAATCGAAGAATGGAATCGAATAATCTTAGAACTTTTGGAGGCTATCAAATGAACCCAGAAATAATTGACAACGTAAACAAACCAAGCCACTACCAAGGAAGATTTGGCATGGAATCTATCGATGCTTTAAGGAATTTCATGACACCAGAACAGCTGAAAGGCTTTTATCTTGGAAATGCCTTGAAGTATCAACTGCGATTTCAGAAGAAAAACGGTCTTGAAGACCTGAAGAAAGCCAGAAAGAATCTTGACTGGCTTATCGAGGAGATGGAGCATGAAGGATAGTAAATTTTTTTCAGAACAGATTAGATTATGGAGAATTGGTAAAGGTCTATCTTTAAGAAAAGCTTCAAAGAGATTTGGTATTAGTCCAAGGACATTTTCAAATTGGGAACGAGGTCTGATACCAAGCTATCGTCAGAAGGAACGTCTGTCAAAAGAGTTAGGATTGGATAAAGATGTATTGTTCAAGAAGTGTGAGATTGGAAATCTTAATGCGCTCTTGAAAGAAAAACGTTTGGAGCAAGGACTTACTCGTACAGAACTAGCAAAGTATTTAGGGTATCCTTCAACAATCATAAGTTGTTGGGAGAGAGGGTTGGAAATTTCCGAATGTGAGGCAGAAGACATCTGTCAATTCTTTGGAATCGAGGTGTATGATTGACAGTAGATATTAAACAGAGATTAAAAGCTTTGCCGTATATCGATATAAAAGCTAAGTCGAAACATCAAGAATATATCAGTCTACGTTCAGGCATTTTAAAAGGGCAGACGTTCGATAGTATGCCGAAGTCAAAAAGCAATAAGAACCAGTCTGAAGAATTGAATATATCTATTATTGACAGGTCTGAACAATTATACGAAGAGATTAAAAAACTATATCGTGAACGAGATGAGTTAGTTAAGTTGATTGAATCTCTTGATGATCCGTTAGAAAATATCGTGATGCGTTTATTCTTCATTGATGGATTGACGTGGAGCGAGGTAGAGAATAAATTAGGATGCAGTAGAGGGACTATCTATAATATCAGAAGGTCTGCCTTTGAAAATATCTCTAAAATAAGTAAACAGTTTAAACAAAATTGAAACCTTTAAATGCTAAAATAGTATTATCAGCTGAAAGCGGTAAGCGCACTGATGACTCCTTATATTTTTTCATTTTATTTCCGAGGCTTCGGCCTCATATGGCGGTGACAGGTAAGCAGTTTTATCTCCTATGTATTTCTTCGGTTCGATTCCGGACATCGCCGTTAATGACTACAAAAAAATAAATCAGAAAATTTATTTCTAATTAACACGCAAGGTTGTAGTCGCCTTGCATTTTTAGGGCTTAGCCTAGATAATCTGCGGCAACTCAGGAAAAGGATGCTTTTAAATCTATCAAACATCCTGCCAGCAATGGTCAATCTAAGCAATTTAATCTTAACTATTTCATTTTTGGAATAGGTGGGCGAAGTTAAAGCAGGGAGATTCCAACGGCAAGGTGCTGAGGAAATGCAAATGTGGCAGTTTGGCTGTGAGACGAGTCTATAAGAGGAATGAGGTATTTGGTTCGAGGTGCAACAAGAGCTTGATACCATATCTTGCAAAAATTGGGTGCCTCCCAAAAGTATGTAAGATGAGTCGATTGTCCGCAAAACAATTGATAACAAGCAGGCGCTGTGCATTTTGTTCTTCAAAAGAGAATGAAACACATGGCGATGCGTGTCTGTGATAGATGAAAAGATGATTTTTATATTTTAAAAGCTATTCAAGATAGAAAAAACTCAAAAAGCAAAAGTCATCGCCCGTCACAAACGAAAGTGTACTTCGGCAATTAGATTGCCTGCTCAAGTCTCGCAAGGATAAGAGTAAAGTCAAAGAGTAAAGCAGCTTAGACTTTTAGCGGGGTCTTCGTTAATTGAAAAATGGCTTAGTAGTTTGTGATGTAAGGAGTGATTGGTCTAACCAATCGTGCATGAGTGATACAAGTAGGAATATTTGTGGACAAGATAATAAACAATAAGTTATCAAAAGTCACTCGTTTAAAGCAGTAGTCTCATGCTGGTTAATGGATATATGGTAGACGAATGATGTCACAGGTTCGAATCCTGTCGTTCCAATAGCGATTTTAATTCGTAGAGAGAGGTCTTAAAAAGGTCGCACATCGTGTGGCTTTTTTAATTGTTTGAAAGGTGGTGATGGAAAATTGAATGGATTGAGGATAAAACAAAAGAGATTCGCAGATGAGTACATCATCTCAGGTAATGCGACGGAAGCTTATAAGAAAGCGGGTTACCGTGCTTCTAGCGATAGAGTAGCAGGCGTTGAAGGACATAAATTACTAAAGAATCCTAAGATTAAAAGCTATATAGATGAACGGTTGAAACAACTTGATTCTGAAAAAATCGCAGACCAGCAAGAGGTCCTTACTTATCTAACTTCAGTAATGCGAGGAGAGACGCAAGAACAGACCTTGATAAGCATAGGAGAATTAGGTCAAACGATTACGGATATTGATGTCGGAGCAAAAGATAGAATCAAGGCAGCTGAACTTCTTGGCAAACGTCATAGGCTTTGGACTGACAAGGTAGAGGCTGACGTTTCTGGAACAGTGGTGTTTGCAAATGAGTCAGACATACCAGATTAAACAGAACGATATTGTTGTTGACCTGCCTAAGACAGTAGGAGCTGGATACGGACAGTTCTGGCGCTCGAGAAATCTTTATCGTGTAGTCAAAGGGTCCCGTGGTTCGAAGAAGTCCAAGACAACTGCATTAAATTACGTCGTACGTCTTTTGAAATATCCCTGGGCGAACTTGCTTGTCATTCGTAGATACTCGAATACAAATAAGCAATCGACCTATACAGATTTTAAATGGGCGTGCAATGTGTTGGGTGTTACTCATTTGTTTAAATTCAACGAGTCTTTGCCTGAAATAACTATAAAAGCGACTGGGCAAAAAATACTGTTCCGTGGTTTGGATGATGAACTAAAAATCACATCTATTACAGTTGACGTTGGTATTCTTTGTTGGGCATGGTTTGAAGAAGCGTATCAAATAGAAACTGAAGACAAGTTCAGTACTGTTGTTGAATCTATCCGTGGTAGCTTAGATGTACCTGATTTTTTTAAACAAATCACAGTCACATTTAACCCGTGGAACGAGAGACACTGGCTCAAGCGTGTCTTTTTTGACGAAGAAACGAGGCGAGCTGACACATTCGCTACTACAACAACTTATAAATGTAACGAGTGGCTTGATGAAGTCGATATCAAACGCTATGAGGATTTGTATCACACGAACCCTAGACGTGCTAGAATCGTCTGTGATGGCGAGTGGGGAGTCGCTGAAGGTTTAGTTTACGAGAACGTAACTGTCAAGGATTTCGATAAAGATGAATTGCTACAAGATTCAGCTTATAAGTTATGTATCGGTCTTGACTTTGGTTTCACTCATGATCCAACCGCTTTGTGTTGTTCATTGATAAATGATACAACAAAAGAGATTTATGTTTTTGATGAATCTTATCAGATTGGTTTGATAACCAAAGAAGTTGCGAAGATGATAAAAGACAAAGGGTATCATCGTTCACGGATTATCGCTGATAGCGCTGAATTACGATTGATTGAGGAATTAAGGTCAGAATATGGGATAACTCGAATTAAAGAGAGTCGGAAAGGTAAAGATAGTATTATGGCAGGCGTGTCCAAATTACAAGGATACGCTATTTATGTACATCCAGACTGTAAAAACATCATGGATGAATTTTATAGTTACTGTTACCAGCGAGATAAAGAAGGTAATTGGTTGAATAAACCAGAGGATAAGAATAATCACTTAATGGACGCACTACGTTATAGTCTTCAATGTATTGAGGGTGGTAAAGCAACCGTCCGCAGGCGTTCTGATTATGGTCTATAGAGAGGAAAGACATGTACCAATATTTAACCTATCCACGAGATGGATATAATGAGGGTTCTTTGAAGAAAGACCTGATTTACAAATTGATAACGAAGCATAGCACTGAAGGCTCACGTTTGAAGAAACTTAAAAGTTACTACATGGGTGAGCATGCTATCTTAGATCACAAGAGACGCAACGAGAATGCACCCAATTATAAGACGGTAGCCAATCATGCCAAGGATATCGCAGACACGGCTACGGGTTACTTCATGGGCAATCCTATCAAGTACAATAACACTGCTGAAGGTGATATTGATGAACTACTTACAGCCTTTGATAGTGCCGAGATTGACCAAGTAGATGCGCAGAATGCTTTGAACATGGCTATCTATGGTCGTGCTTATGAGTACATCTATGCTAAAGAGGGATTGACTGAGTTGGACTCAACTAGTATTGATCCAGAAAATACCTTCATAGTCTATGATGATAGCATTGAGCGGAAGCCTTTGTTTGCGGTCTACTACTATCAAGTCAAGGACGATACGAAAGATACTACTAAGTATCAGGCAGAAGTCTTTACCGAAAATTTGCACTATCACATGGTGCTGAGAAGTACAAATTCAGGAACCTCTCAGATTGAAGAGGCAACACCTCATAACCTTGGTCAAATCCCAATTATCGAGTATCGCAATAATCACTTCGCGATTGGCGACTACGAGCAACAGATTAGCTTGATTGACGCTTATAATTCCTTGATGGGTAACCGTGTCAATGACAAGGAACAGGCAGTAGAGTCTATCCTTGTCTTATATGGTACGCAGTTAGCAGATACTCCAGAAGACGCTAAGGTAGCGATGAAGATTCTTTCTGAAGAAGGTCTTTTGGAGTTGCCGGGCGATAGTGCAAGAGCTGAGTTCTTGAAGAATACGCTGGACGAAAGTGCTACTGAAATCTTGCGTACAGCTCTGAAAGAGGATATCTACACATTCAGCCATGTGCCTAACTTGACTGATGAGAACTTCGCAGGGAATACATCAGGCGTAGCCATGGAATTTAAGCTGATGGGCCTTGAGATGATTACTAAGACCAAAGAAGCGAACTACAAGCGAGGATTACGTCAACGGATTGCGATCTTTGCTCATTATTTGGGTATGAAGCAGATTGTTTTAGAGTCTCATTCAATCGTTCCACAGTTCAGCCGTGGTTTGCCTAAGAACTTGTTAGAGTTATCTCAAATCATCAACAACCTTGAAGGTAAGGTAACGAATAGACAGCTTATCTCACTCTTACCGTTTGTAGAAGACCCTGATGCTGAATTGGAAGCCTTGGAAGAAGAGAGAAAGAAGAACATGGAAGACATGCCTATGTTCAACCAAGACAACACGAAACCTGAAGACGAGGTAGAGGATGAAGAATCAGGAGTACTGGGCGAAGAGGAAAGCCAATCTGATTTACCAGCAGATGGACAAGGCCGAAAAGCAGGCAGACAAGTTCGATAAGGTCTATCAGAAAGCTAAAACTTACTTGGATAAGGAAATCAATAAGATTTTCGATAAGTTCCAACGTGATTATGGGTTAAGTCAGGTAGATGCTAGACAAGTCTTGAAGAACATGAAAGACAAGAAAGACTTGAATGAACTTCGTAAGGTGCTTGAAGCGAGACCGAATGACCCGAACATCCAAAGACTACTGGCTGACTTAGACAGCCCAGCTTATTCTTTTCGTATGAAGCGCCTAGAGCGTTTGAGTGACGATTTAGATCGTATGCGTGAATCTATCTATCATTCGGAGAAGACAGGATCAGATGCCTTTTATAGCGACCTGATGAAGGATAGTTACTACAAGGCCACCTTTGACCTGCAACAGCAGACAGGGCTGGCATACGGCTTTTCTGGGCTTCCTGAGAGCGAGATAAAACATCTACAGTCTTTTAGTTGGCTAGATGACGGAAGCACGTACTCTACAGATATCTGGAAGAATACAGGGAAGCTTACATCAAGCATAAAAGATGAATTACTCATAAGCCTTATGACAGGCCGAGATACACGAGAAACTGCACAAGCAATCGCTGAGCGGTTCAATGTAGGTCAGAACGATGCAAGGCGTTTGGTTCGAACAGAATCAGCCTTCTTTCATAATCAGATGGAACTACTCAGCTATGAAGAAGCAGACATAGAAAAGTATATCTTTGTGGCCGTCTTGGACAAACATACATCACGCATTTGTCAAGAGCATGACAACAAGGTCTATGATAGAGATAAGGCTGTTCCTGGGGTGAACTATCCGCCATTGCATCCATGGTGCAGGTCTACGACTATTGCGCACGACGAAGATGCAGATTACAGTAAATTAGAACGCAGGGCAAGAAATCCCGAAACGAATAAAGTCGAGTATGTGCCTGCTGATATGAGTTATAAAGAGTGGTATGATAAATACGTTGAGAAACCACGAGAACGTGAGTTAAGCGGGGGTCAATTTGGAGCAGACCTTGACTATGTCCGAAGTGATGAATTTGTTGACAAACTAAAAAAACATCCAAAGACCTCACATTTATCCGAATCTATCGCAAGAGTTTCAAGGCAGATGTTGCAGCACAGAAATGGAACACCGTTTGAAGACTACTATTTGATCGATGCAGAGACGGGAAGAATTGTTGCATTAAGCAATAAAGCTAGAAAAACAAAAGGTGTAGTTTATAACGACCAAGTCAGAAGGGCTTTTAAAGAACAATCTGAACAAAGTCTTATTTCGATTCACAATCATCCGTCAGGCTATCCTCCGTCGCTCAGTGACTTTGCTTCACTGCAACAAAGGAGCAAAAATAACACTGTAAGATATGGTCTGACTATAGGGCATGATGGAAGTGTTTATTGGTATTCAAGACCTAACAAAAGGATTCCACGCAGTGCACAAGAACAATATGTCAATCGAATTGATAAATTTAAAAAATTGGGTTATAATGAAGTTATAGCACAAGAGAAAACGCTTGAAATGTTTTCTAATCTGTTTGAATTTGAATTTGGAAGGATTGAATGATATGGCTAAAAAAGATATTTATGATTGGCCGGAAGGCGAAGATGACAACATTGATTTTGATGCCATCCAGGAACGAAATAAGAATAAAACTGTTGAGGACTTGGACCGTGAATGGGAAGAATACCTCAAAACATTAAAACTAGAATCAATTTAAACAAGCACCTAGAGAAATCTAAGTGCTTTTTTCGTACTCAGAAAGGAGTAAAGACATGTTTATCTGGGATTGGGTATCAATCGCCTTTGGGTGGTTGGTATTCTTTTGGTTATTGCAGGAACTATTCTTGCGATTTTAACATGTTTCAGAAATAGAAAGTAGGTGATCCGACATCTTGACTGGCAGGAATAGACTGCTATAAATTAGTGAATTGAAGAAAGGAATAGAAAAAATGGAAGATTGGCAAAGACGTTTTATCGATGAATACAATGCGCTTAAGGATAAATATACAAAATTACATAAAATGGTTATCAAATACGAAGCTGGTACGCTCAATTTTGAGCCAAAATGCTCAATTGAAGTTTTAAAAAATCAAAAGTGCGCCATGGGTCAGTATTTATACTGGATGGAAGTTCGATCAGAAATCGAAGGAATCGAATTATAAAACTTAACCGTATGGAATCCCGTACGGTTTTTATATTGTCCAAGCATTGAAGACGCTAAAAGCTATGGAAAATACAGTCGGGGACGACTTTAAAAATAGGAGGTTCGCAATGAACGAAGAAACACAAACAGTCGAAACGGTTGAAGAACAAAAGGTACCTGCAGAACCTACAGAACAACCGCAAGACGAGAAGAAGTACACGGACGCAGACGTCGACGCTATCATCGATAAGAAATTTGCCAAGTGGAAATCAGAGCAAGAAGCCAAGGAAAACGAAGCTAAGAAGCTTGCTAAGATGAACGCTGATGAAAAACAGAAATATCAGTTGGATCAGCGTGAGCAAGAACTAGCTGACCGTGAAAAGGCCATTGCTCGCAAGGAATTGACAGCAGAAGCTAAAGCAATGCTAAGTGAACGTGACTTACCTGTTGAGTTAGTAAATGTAGTCGATTTGACAAGCGCAGAGACGGTATCGCAGTCTGTCGCTGTGTTGCAGAAATCATGGGAACAAGCCGTGCAAAAAGGCGTACAAGAAAAGCTAAAAGGCGGAGCCCCAATGAAACAAGCACCAGTTGATAGTGACGGTATCACAAAAGAAGAATTTGCTCGTATGGGTTATCAGAGTCGAAATGAACTTTATCAAAAGAACCCAGAACTCTATAATAAATTGAAAGGTTAAAATAAATGACAGCAGGACAAACTAAATTAGCCACTATGGTTAACCCAGAAGTAATGGCGGACATGGTTTCCGCTAAACTACCTAAAATGATTAAATTCACTCCACTTGCTTATGTGGAAACAGAGCTTGAAGGACAGCCAGGGGACACTCTAACAGTTCCAGCATGGGAGTACGCAGGAGATGCGACAGAGGTTGGAGAAGGCCAAGCTATTTCTCCAGACCAATTGACTACTAAAAAGACCACTATGACCATCAAAAAGGCTGCTAAAGGTTATGAAGTTACCGATGAGGCTCTTTTGTCAGGTCTTGGAGACCCACTAGGTCAAGCTACTTACCAGCTTGGTTTGGCTATCGCTAACAAGATTGATAATGATTTGGTCGCAGTAGCTAAGACTGCAACACAGCACGTTGCAGAGGCTCCAACAACTCTAGCGACTATTGATAAAGCTCTTGAGATTTTTGAGGACGAAGAAGATGCGCGATATGTTGCTATCATCAATCCTAAAGATGCTATCAAGCTAAAAACTGACGTAGCAAAAGAATGGACTAAAGGTTCAGAGCTTGGCGCAGATATGGTTGTATCTGGAACGTTCGGTGAAGCAGGCGGTGTACAAATCGTGCGCTCTAAAAAAGTTGAAGCAGGTAAAGGCTTCCTTGTTAAAGTGTCACCAAGTCAAACTCAGACAGACGACGCTAACAAGTACGGAGCTTTTGTAATCTTGCTTAAACGCGACGTGGCTATCGAAACAGACCGCGATATCTTGAAGAAGACTACCGTGATCACAGGTGATGAACATTACGGCGTTTACCTTTACGACCCTACACGAGTTGTAAAATTCGGTGAGTAAGAGGTGGCGATATGAGCTTATTGCTACGACGTCATTATATCCAAGAGGAGCAGGTTAGCCAGTATTCTGATTTAGAGAATAAAACTCTAGAAGAGTTGAAGAATCTAGCTAAAGAAGCTGGCATAGCTGGCGCCTATAAGTTATCAAAAGCCGAAATTGTAGAGGTGTTGGAGGATTTAAAAAGTGAAATTTAAAGTCAAACAAGATTTCTATGATTGGGAATCAAATGTAAAACGACTGGCAGGAGAGGAACTTGAGATTACTGAGGAGCGCTATGCTGAGTTGGCTAACAATTTTGCCAGCAATGGTGTCGCTATTTCAGACGTTCTTGAGGAAATCTTCCCTGAACCTGAGTTCTTAGAAGAGGATTGATATGTCTATAGAGTTGCTGAAGAAATTAACAGGCGAAGAAGATACTCAGCTTCTCATGTTGCTCCAAACAAGGGCTACAAATCTTATCTTGTCAGAGACTAATCGCACATCTTTGACACCAGCTTTAAGTCTTTTGATACCTGAGGTTGCTATCGAGCTCCACAACCGCTCAGGAGCGGAAGGAGAGCATTCTAGAACCGAAGGTGGCATAGCAGTAGTCTACGGAGAAAACGGCCTGTCTACGGGCCTTCTACAGCGTATACGAATGCACAGACTAGCAAGGGTGGCAGGTCATGTTTTTGAAGCAGAGTAGACTGAAACCTTATCCGATGCGACGGTTTGAAAAGACTGTCACAGAGGAAGGTGTCGCAAAAGAAGGATATGCCAAGGAAGCTGAGACAGTCCGCCTTGAATTGTGGCCAGCTAGTAGCAAGTTACAATCTGAATTGTATGGCGAGCGTGTCAATGATATTTTGAACGCAAATGCCAACAAGTCAGCTACTATCAAAGTAAAGGATGGTGTGTGTATCGATAGCCAGACAGAAGTGACTCACAGGGTTATTTCTAAAAAGGTCTACACACATCATCAAGTTTTGGAGTTAGAGCGTGTCAGAGCTACTAGGGGCAGATAGGCTCATAGCTAAATGTAGACGATTGGCTAGTAAAAAAACTGGCGAGGATATCGTCTTACGTGCGGTACACAATGCTGCTAAAAAGGTTGTTCAAGCTGATGCTAAGAGATTAGCACCAGGGAATAATGGAGAACTTAGAAATAGTATCAAGACTAGGGTTAAAATGGACGGAGATAAGGCTATAGGCGAGGTTTACACCAATCTGCACTATGCTCCTTACGTTGAGTTTGGAACGGGACCTAAAGGACAAGCTAGCCATTCTGGTATCTCTCCAGAGATTAGTGTGTCTTACAGGTCTAGTCCTTGGTATGTGCATGAAGACCAAATCGATGTAGGACCTTACCACTTTCAAAAGATTGGGGAGTTCTACAAGATGTATGGTCAACCTGCCCAGCCTTATCTTTATCCAGCTTTGAGAGACAATCAAGAGCGTGTGTCTAAGAATATTTCGAATTATGTCCGTAGAAAGATAAGAGAACAATTATAATGATCAATATCAAGCCTGTTATTTATAAAGAATTGCAAAAGGTTGCAGATAATGTGACCGATACGTATCCTAGCGATTGGGAGACTTTCCCAGTTGTTATTTTTTTAGAAGAACAAAACAAGCCGGGTGAATGGTTTGATGACCAGGAACAAAAATCATCTATCCGCTATAAGGTGGATATTTTTGACGATACTAGCACTAGTGAGTTAGCTGTTAAAATCAATCAGATTTTTGAGTCTTTAGGTTTGCGAAGAACCGACTGCCAAGACGTGCCAGACCCGTCTCATTTGAGACATAAGGTCATGCGTTTTGAAGGTGTCGTTGACTTACACTCAGAGCTTGTTTTTCAATTTAGAATGGAGAATTAAACATGTTAGCAAATGGAATTACGCTATCTTATAGCGAAACAAAAGGTAGCTATAATAAGCTTGTTGGATTGAAAGAAGTACCGGAGTTTGGTATTGAACCTGAAAAAGTAGAGAATACTACTCTTGAAGATAGAGTAAAAATGTATGAGTTCGGTATCGGTGATGCAGGGGAATTGGAATACAAATTCTCTTACAAAAACGATGGCGCAAATGCACCTTATCGTGTATTGCGTAATGCAGCGGACGCCAAGAAAAAACTTTATTTTGAACAAGTTTACCCAGACGGTACTAAGGTTAATTTTGAAGGTCAAGTATCTGTCAAACTTGGCGGTGGCGGTGTCAATGCCGTTATCGAATTCACTTTGAAGATTGCCTTGCAATCTGATCTTACATTCACTGATGGTATTGGAGGTTAATTAAATGGCGTTACCTTACTCAATTTGGAAGATTAGCGATGAGAAAGAGTTGAAACTACGACTTTCATCTCATCAAGCAGCAAAAGTTGAAGAAAAAATCGGTATGAACTTATTGAAAATCTTCATGCCTGAGGCTGGAGAGGAATTTCCTCTACCTCCTTTAAAAGTTGTATTGCTTTTGATTCACGGAGCATTGCAAAAGTATGAGAATGGGTATTCTCTTGAGGATGTCTATGATCTATACGATGAATACGTGGATAACGGTGGAGACCAAACAACCTTCATGACAGAGGTTCTAATGCCACTCTTTGAAGTATCGGGTTTTACTCCACGAGGAAGCAAGAACAAGAAAACTTCCAAGAAGAAAATGACAGTAGTCGAGTAATCTTAACGGTAACGCAGATTATTGAGAGGCTTTATCCTATGTTTTTGGACATTGGGGGCAAGCCTCTTGATTTTTGGGATTTAACGGTACTTGAAATCAGGGAAATGATTGAAAGCTACAACCGTGTCAAAACCCAAGAGCGTAAAGAAAAGATTATTGATTCGTACAGACTTTCGCAGATGATATCCAACCACATTTCCTTATTGTTATCCAAAGATGCCAAGATTTTTGAGTTTTGGGAATATGCGCCTGAGTTGTTTGTAGAAGAACAGCAAGCGGTAGAGCAGGAACGACAGAGACAAGCGCTTTTGTTGCATAAGGAACGGATGCGTGATTTTGCAGAGAGACACAATCGCAAAAGAAAGGAGGAAGTAAATGGCAACTCTTGATGAACTAAAAGTCATGATTGACGCTGAAATAGCACCTTTCAGGAAGAAGATGAAAGAAGTCGAGAATCAGGTCAAAGGAACATCTGACCAAGTGAAAAATGCCACTGCTAAAGTTCGTGAACAGTCGAACTCAATCGGTAGTGCGTTTGGCAAGCTAGCTAAGTTCGCTGGATTTGCAATTCTTGGTAAGAAAATGCTTGATGTTGGAATGTATTCAGCGCAGACTGCTCTTGAAGTAGCAGCGTCTATGAACCAAATCAAGCGCCAGATGGGCGAGAGTTCGCAATCTTTCTTAAAATGGGTTAACGATAACGCCAACGCTATGAATATGGGTGTGGGTGAGGCGACCAACTACGGTGCAGTCTACTCAAACTTATTTTCTGGATTTATCAAAGATACCAACAAGCTAAGCGCTTATACCGCTAAGATGTTGCAGACATCAGCAGTTGTTGCTGAAGGCTCAGGGCGTAGCATTACAGACGTTATGGAGCGGATTCGCTCTGGTTTGCTAGGTAACACCGAAGCAATTGAGGACCTAGGAATCAACGTTAATGTGGCTATGATTGAGTCCACTGAAGCCTTTAAGAAGTTCGCAAACGGGCAAAGTTGGCAACAGTTGGACTACCAAACTCAGCAACAAATCCGCCTGATGGCTATCTTGGAACAGGCCACAGCTAAGTACGGAGATACCTTATCCAACTCAGTCAACGGTAGTATCAGCCTGTTTAAGTCGCTGATGAAAGATAGTGCATTGAACCTGGGTAATGCTATGTTACCGATTATCAATGCAATTATGCCTGTCTTGAACTCTTTTGCCATGGTCTTGAAGAATGTTACTGCTAAACTCGCTGAGTTTATCGCTTTAATGTTTAACAAAAAAGCTACGGTAAAAGATGGTGTTGGTGGAGCAGTTGGAGACATGGGTAACGCCATGAAAGATGCTGCAGGCGGTGCAGGAGACCTTGCTGACGCAGTAGATGACGCTGGAGATTCAGCAGGAGGACTTGCTGATAACCTTGGAGACTCAGCCAAAAACGCTAAGAAGGCCGCTAAAGAGTTGCTTGGTCTGATGGGATTTGATGAGATTAACATCTTGCAAAAACCAAAAGACGACGATGCAGGCGGTGGAGGCGGTGGAGGCGGTGGCGGAGGTAAAGGTGGTAAAGGAAAGGGAGGCGGAGGCGGACCTTTCAAAGACATCTTGCCAGAAGTCGAGTTGACCGACATGGACAACCAGTTCAAGAGCATTTTCGATGGCCTCGGAGATAAGCTAAAAGGGTTGTTTGACTACCTAAAAAAACTTTGGGACTTATTTAAAAAAGGTTTCTCTCTATCATTTAGATGGGATAGTATTGAAAGATTAAAGAATGCACTACAAGGCATCTGGCAATCTATTAAAGATATCTTTGAAGATGGTACGGTTTTACAAGCAGCAGCAAGGTTTGGAGAAAAGCTAGCTTTTGCTTTAGGACAAACGACGGGCGCTCTCGCTAACGTAATCATGGGTATTGCCGTCTTTATCGCTGAAAGTCTGAATAAATCACTTAATGAAACGAAACTAGATATCAAAGCATGGTTAATCCGTATGTTTGATATCAGTGGGGAAATCGTTGAAAGCATAGGAAACATTGCTCAAAGTATTGGACAAATTTTCTACGATTCAATCACAAGTGAACCAGCTACAAATATGGGTGCAGGCTTAATCAGTGCCTTTACATACGCTTTTATGGGCGTACAAGAGATAACAGCAAAATATACAAGAGATATAATCAAGTCTATTGAAGAGACTATCACTGAGAATCAGGCAGGCATAACAGAAATGTTTACTGGTCTTTTTAAAGCTGTAGAGCCAGTTGCTCAAGCTTTATCAAGCTCAATGAAGAAACTATTCGAAAGTGTTAACAAAGTATATGATGACCATATCAAACCTTTGTTTGAATCGAGTTCTTCTTTGATGTCAGATGTGGTAGGTGCTTTTGTTAATGGATGGAATGATAATATCCAACCTGTTCTTGAAAAGATAGGCCACGGTTTCGCCGATACAATCAAAAACCATATTGAACCAGCTTTAGAAAAAATAGGTGGCATGATTGGAAGTTTTGCCGACTTTTCTAAAGCGATAAATGAAGTTTTCGGCCCAGTCATTTCCTTTATTGTAGAAAAGTTAACGGTTGTACTAGCCCCTGCAATTGAATACATAGGAGAAGTTTGGCGTGTTTTATTTAACACTATCTCTGATGTGATTGGTGGTATTGCTGATATCATCAAAGGGGTATTTGATGTACTTACAGGACTTTTAACTGGGGATGGAGAGAAAATCAAAGAAGGTTTTTCAAGCATATTCGGTGGGTTAAAAGATATTGTAGTCAGTGTCTTTAGTGGCATCATTGATCTTGTATCTAGCGTGTTGAAACTTCTTTGGGACGTTGTTGTCGCAATATTCCAAAGTATATGGGACGCAATCGTCGGCATCTTTTCTGGTGTTGGCTCATGGTTTGGAGAAAAATTCCAAGGTGCATGGGACGCAATCGTTAATATCTTCAGTAATCTAGGTTCATGGTTCGGTGAGAGATGGGCGGATGTGACGAATGCGTTAGCAGAGATTGGCTCATGGCTGGGAGAAAAATTTCAAGAGGGCTGGGACGCTATTGGAAATATATTTGGCAACTTAGGCTCTTGGTTTGGAGAAAAATGGACTGATGTTACCAATGCTCTTTCAGATGCAAATACTTGGTTAGGCGAAAAATTTCAAGAGGGCTGGGATGCAATAAGCAATACATTTAGCAAGTTGGGTTCGTGGTTTGGTGACCGTTGGAACGAATCTAAAGACGCGCTTGCTGAAGCAAACACTTGGCTTGGCGACAAGTTCCAATCTGGTAGAGATAAAGTGAACTCAGCCTTTGAAAAAGTTGGTTCTTGGTTCGGTGACCGTTGGAATGATATCAAAGATGGAGTAAAAGAAGCTGATACATGGTTTGGAGAGAAATTTGAGAGTGCAAAAGAGAAAACTCAGAATCCTTTCCAAAAAATCGGTTCTTGGTTTGGTGATAGATGGAAAGACATGCAAGATGCCTTGAAAGAAATCCCCAACTGGTTTAAGAATCTGTTTAATGATGCAATGGATAATGCCAAAAACATCGTTAAAAGTGGTATCGATAAACTAAAAAGCTTCTTTAACTTTGATTGGAGCTTGCCAAAAATCAAACTCCCTCACTTTAATATATCTGGTAGCTTCAGCTTGATGCCTCCTAGAATTCCATCGTTCTCTGTGGACTGGTATGCACGAGGTGGTGTATTCAATTCCCCTAGCATTATCGGGGTCGGAGAAGCTGGTCAAGAAGCAGTAATGCCCCTTGAACGGAATACAGGTTGGATTTCTATCTTGGCTCAAAAATTGGCTGAAAGAATGCCTGTTAACAATGCACCTACAGGTTATTCATTACCGGCTGGCGACATCGTTATCCAAATAGCAGGCCATGAGTTCGGACGGGTAGCAATCCAAGAAATCAACAAGGAACATGAACGAGCAGGTCAAACCTTGCTCAAGATTTAGGAGGTTAAATGGCACAATTGACAATCAATGGGGTGGCTGTGAAACCTCCCAAATATTTTCAGGTCGGTATTCAGGATATCGACGGAGAAACAGGGCGTAATGCCAATGGCGACATGGTGCGCGACCGTATCACGACAAAGAGGAAAATAGACTGTGAATGGGGTATGCTGACTCAGGAAGAAATGAGTCAGCTTTTAAATGCAGTTTCATCTAAATTTGTTGAGGTATCTTATCCAGACCCCATGGATGGCCAAGTCACAAAGACTTTCTATGTCGGTGATAGGACAGCTCCTAGATATACCTTTACTGAGAAGTTTAAACCTTGGTCTGGCGCTAAATTTAATCTGATAGAGAGGTAAGAAAATGGACGCTTTAACCAGACGACAATTTGACAGAGCCATGTTTGCCAAGGAAAGGACGCTGGCTATCCGTGTTGGTGATTATGCTTCACGAGATATCAAAGAGGCTAGTTTTGAGTATGGATATATCAAAGGCGATACATACAAGCCCGGCGGAACGTGTGCTGGTAGCGGTAAGATTACCTTTACCAGCATCATTACCACGTTCAATAAACTGGATATCCTACACCCTGAGATTGGGCTACTGGTTGGGAATACCTACCAGTGGGTCAAGATGGGGGAATACTTCATCAACGATATTGAGATTGACCGAAACCGCAACACAACCACGCTTGAGCTCATGGACGGTATGTTTAAGCTTAATCGTGAGTATGTGACGGACTTGCATTTCCCAGCCGAGGTACGAGAGGTTATTCAGGAAATCTGCCTGAAAACAGGCATTGAGTTAGCGAATGATTATTTCGGAATCAGTGCTATGCGTTATCATATTGAGCAAGTTCCTGAAGGCAAGAAACTTTCATTTAGGGATATGTTGAGTGCTATGACTCAGATGATTGGGATGTCTTGTTTCTTTAACCGAGAAGGCAAGATGGAAATCCGTGATTTAACTGAGTCAAATATCACGATCAACGCTGACAGTTACTTCCTACATGGTTTAACCAAGAGTGAGATTGAGTATCAGATAGCTGGTATCACTTGTAAGACAGATAAGAAGTCTCTGACAGTCGGTATGAAGACAGGTCGGTCTTTGGAACTGGACAATGTCTTCATGACCCAGAGCGCTTTAAATGACCTGTATTACAAGTTGAAAAACCTGACTTACTACCCGTATAATCTCAACTACCAAGGGCATTTACTGCTTGAGGTTGGGCAGTGGGTAACCATTCAGACCAACAAGAAAGAAACATTTAAAGTTCCTGTGTTAAGTCAGAGCTTTACTTTTAAAGGTGGTCTGAGAGGTCGCATCAGCGCAGATAGTAAAGCTGGAAACGATACTCAGTATTCTTACGAGGGTACGATTACCAAGCAGATTAAGCAACAAGATGGCATTGAAGCGAAAATCCAAGCGCAGATTGAAGCAGCAGACGCAGCCTTTGAAGCAGAGTTTGAAAAGCGTAAAAAAGCGATTGATGATGCAATTGAAAAATACAAAGCAAATGCTGAAGAAATGGGCGCTAAAATTCACGAAGAAATGGAGAAAGAGCGTCCTGGGTTCGTGAAGCTAATACGTGAAGAGTTGATGAGTGGTGCGGACTCAATCGCTGAACTGAGTAAGAAACTGGAGCAGGTCAGCGAGACTGCAAGGGTCAACGCGAGTTTGATTGGTGGCGACGGGAATACCCAGTACAACAAGAACCGTCTCAATGGTGGCACAGCTAAGAAAATCAGCTATGGAACGGATTTTGTAGAAGTCGGTCATAATGGAGAGGGCTTTGAAGTTGGAAAGAAGTACGTCATCAGCTGGTCAGCAACCTGCACGCCTTATGGCAAGACAGATGTGACTGTTGTAGTCAATAAGGATCCGTTTTATGGCGGACACGTTCATTTGGCGCCTGCTAATGAGGTCATGCCAGCGATTGATAAAGACCTTGCTCAGAAAGAGGAAAAGGTCTTGGCGGTCTACTACGGTTCCTATCGTCTGACCTTCTCAGGCGACTGGTATCAGAACGTAGAGCAGTCTGTGACGATTGACAATCAGACAAGACGGATTGAACTAGCGCCAGTCTATAAGACGATTGCTGATGGGCAAAATGCTAGATATGAGGGAAGTTGGAGTGAGAACCCAACTTTTATTTTTGATGGAGGAAGTAGAACATGACGGAAACAACGCCTGAAGTAGTACCTATCAGGGTAAGACATAAACGGATGCCAGCTAGTGAGTGGGCAAGAAGTGACTTTGTGTTGTATGACGGTGAGTTAGGTATCGAGAGTGATACAGGAAAGGTAAAGGTCGGAAATGGAAGTGACCAATTCTCAGCCTTACAGTATCTGACTGGACCCAAAGGCGACCGTGGAGAACGTGGGGAACAAGGACCACGAGGCGCAGACGGTGTCATGCGATTCGAGAACCTGACAAGTCAACAGAGAGAAAGTTTGCGTGGCGAAAATGGTCATAGCTTAAATGCCAATGTTCGTATCGAGGGAAGTTACAGGAACGGTGCGACTAGTCAGTTAAATTTGATTGCAGATGTCTACTATGACGGAACTCGGTTAACCAGTGGCTATACTGTTGATTATTATTACAGAGGTTTTGGGAATAACAACTGGCAAAGTTTGCTGAGCCAAACGCCTGATGCAAATGGAAAGTTTGGTCAGTGGAATGCTTCTCAGCGTTCAGGAGGCTGGCTTGAGGTCTATATCGTTGTAACCTACAACGGCATCAAAGCAGCTGCTAGCACACGGCTCGACAATGTTAGCGACGGTGCAACGGGTCCAGCAGGTCCCAGAGGTGCGGACGGAGCTAGAGGAGCTGACGGTGCGCCTGGCCAGAATATCATCAACCAGAACAGCGGTCAACCGATGAAATATTGGTCTGGTACAAGGTCTCAATATGACGCGATTGCCAACAAAGATGCTAATACCATCTATGATATTTATCGTTAACGGGAGGTATCATGGCTAGAGAAGGAATTTACGTGGGTGGCAAGGAAGTTGTTCAGCGTTATGTAGGAACTCAGTTAGTCTGGGAGAAAAGAATACGAGTTTTAGAACTTTTTGGCAAAAGAGTCCTTACCTCTCCTGATTACGGAGAGAATGTAATGCATATCTATGATTATACATTTGGTTTCAGTAACAATTCGATTGACGAAGTTCGGTTCATTGGCAAAACTGAATCAAATGTTATTCCAGTAACACTAGAACGAGGGTATGGAGAAAACCATATTAAAGCTCGTTTTAGAAATACTGAAGACTTTGAGAAAGCAAAAAGGGAATTTAATTCATCAAATGGAGATGTTTATATGAGCTTTTACTCAGCATGGAGGTAACAAATGGATATTACCATTCAAAATGTTCGTTCGCCTGCTCTTGAGCACAACGGGCGGTATTATAAGGTCTTTCAGCCACAGACACGAGATGAACTGCTGAAACTGCATCATATGGGTTGTGTGGGGGACACGGTGCTGACGGATATCCAACTGGAGCAAGGAGATTTTCCGACTAGCTTTGTGGAGCCTACTGTCACACAACGCACCTTGTCAGGTCTCTTCAAGGATATGCGTTCTATTGAACTGGAATTGAGAGACCCAAACAGCACTCTTTGGGGCAAAATCCAGCAGAATAATCAAGGGGCGCTGACCCAGTTCTTTGATACAAATGTCAAGAGCGCCATCGCACAGACGGCTAGAGAAATCAGGCAGGAAGTGCGAGACGCTGCTAACAGTGCGAGGGTTCAAGTGACGCCTGAAGGTGTGACCATCGGCTCTACTACCTTGACTGGCGAGCAGTTAGCTTCTACCATTTCCGCAAGCCCTAGAGGTGTGGATATCATCGCTCCGCACGTTCGAGTACAGTCAGATATGTTGGTAGATGGTGCTGTAACAGCTAGAAAAATGGCTGCTGGTTCTGTCACTGCTGACCATATCCAAGCAGGTGCCATCACAGGCGATAAAATTAGCGTAGATGATGCCTTGATTCGGAGCCTGACCGCTAGAGATGCCTTGATTGATAAGCTGACATCTAAAGAAATCTTCACAACCAAGATTGAATCTGTTGTGTCTAGCTCAACCTTCCTACAAGCCTATCAGGGCCAAATTGGAGGTTTCACTTTAGGGCAGTTTGATAATGGAGGCGGTCGCTGGATTTCTGGTGTTAATCAATTCTCGGTCGGTATGGGTAATGGTGCTGGTTATGGCACTAAGACAGCTTTCTGGGCGAATTGGGGCAATAACTGGAACCAAGCTGGACCGAACTCTTGGCGTGTGGACACAGATGGGCAGATGTATTGTAAGAATACAGTTAGTTTTTATGGGAAAGTTGACTTTTCTGGCTCTACAAACGTTAATTTCTACAGCAAGATTAATGCTACCAAAGGTATCTGGACAGGAAATGCAGATATTTATGGTGCTGGGCCAAATCCAGCTGGAGGAGAGAATGCTGTCGTCTGGTGGAATCAAATTACTACAGCAAAATGGAGAGGCTATGCAGGTATCACTTCGAGTTCAGATAGGCGCTTGAAAGAAAATATTAAAGAGAGTCCAGTTAATGCCTTGGATAAAATTCAAGCATTGAACATGGTCTCTTTTGATTTCATCGAGAGCCAAAAACATGAAGAGGTTGGTTTGATTGCGCAGGAAGCACAGAACGTAGTACCTGAAGCAATTGAAACAGATGAAGTAACATCTTATCTGTCTATCAACTATTCAAAATTCGTCCCCTACTTGCTGAAGGCTGTCCAAGAACTAGACCAGAAAATCAAAGAAATGGAGAACACACATGGATAACAACACAAACGACAAGCTAGTCGCTGAGTTGCTCGCTAACCGCTTGGCTGATGGCGAATTGAATCGTGCGCATTTAGAGGCACGCTATACGCTGACTTTGGCTGAATTACGGGGCTTTAAAGCCGTGCTGGAATATGAACCAGCACTTAAAGAACTGTTTGAAGAAACACTAGCAAAAATGAAAGGAACTAACGTATGACTTACAAATTAACAGGAAGCCCGATTTTAAAAGGGGAGAAGAATGTCACAATCGTAACGATTGAGAAAGAAGAACCTGGGCGCTACAGCTATGAGCGTGTTGAATTGCCAGGTAACCGCACGAATGATAATGAAGAAGTGCTGATTCAAGCAGTTTTAGACTTTATTAGAACGGAACTTGATCCGACGAATGCCATTGTGCAAGCACAAGCGAAATTGGAGCAGACTTTGGCTAAATTGGAACAGGCTGAGCAGAAATTGGCTCAGACAGAAACTAAGCAGACGGCTACAGACCAAGCAGTTCGCCACAATCAGGAAGAGACAGACCGCTATGGTAAAATCATCCATGCGGTCGTTTTAAATGCTGTAGCAGGCAAGACAATCGCTTACGGAACCAACTACAAGGAGTTGGTAGAGTTGATTCCACTTGCTGAAGTTGGGAAACACTACATGGCACATGACTTGATTACCCTTGAAGACCCAACTCACGTTGAAGTGGACGGTGAAGGTAAACGTATCTTGATTCAGCTTAACCGTGAATTCACGTATAATGGCGAACCAGTCAGCGATTTTGCTCGAAACGGTCATCTTGAAATGGACGGAACAGGCGCAGCATGGAAGTATGAGCCTAAAGGATAGAGGTACTATATGGACGTCTTACAACAAACAGAACATTTCTTCATGAACGTGCTACCAGTAGCTTCACCGATCATTATCGCTTGGCTCAGCTACAAATTGCCGAAGAAATCAAAAGAACAGACAGACCAAATCATTTCAGAGTTGAGTGAAGTCGAGAAACAAATCAAAGATGTCCAGACTACCGCTAAAGATAGCAACACCAAAATTGACGAAGTACAAGCAAAGCTAAAACTGCACGACGATGCGCACCTTGTAACCATGAGGATGCGCCTTGATCGTGATATTCGCAGGGCAATCCGACGTGGATTTACTACCAAAGATGAGTTCTATGTAGTGGAGAATATGCACAATAGCTACAAGGCTTTGGGTGGTAATGGCTACATTGATCATTTGTACAACAATTTTGAAGCGTTGCAGATTAGAGACGACATCTTAGTTGAAGACGAGAAAGGGGCGCAGAATGGTCTGTAATCTCAATACGACCAATCTCGCACAAGTGGATGGCGGTTACCTCATCAAACAGGGTGATGTGGCTTCTACCTTTGGATTTGTCCTCTTAGACGAAGATTATCGAGCCGTCCCCTCTCTTGAGGGGGAGGTGGCGGTCGTTAGTCTGACCATGGGCAAGTACCAATGGAAGAAGGAGGCAACTGTCATAAACTCAAGCGTGAGTTTTAATCTGGACACTATCTTGCCAATCGGAAAATACCGCTTAGAGATTAGCGTTGGCGGATATATATTCCCGAGCGACAAAACGACGCATATCAAGATAGTGGCTTCAGATAAAGAATTGGTCACAGAAGAAGTCCATGCTTTAAAGGAGCTGGATATAGCAAAGGAAGTCGAAAAACAGCTTGCAGGTAGAACTGTAGGCGAGAACCCAGTAGGTCAGGAATTGCCAGACCTACTATTTTATTACAATTTAGGAAAGGTGTAACACAAAATGGATACAACAAAATTAACAGCATTCGCACAAGCGGTAGGAGCAGATATCAAGGAAGTGAAGCAAAGCGTCAGCACTAAAGTAGAAACTTCAGCAATGACGCAAGCTATCTCTCAGGCAGTCACTCAAGCTAAATCAGAAGTCAAAGCTGAAATCTTGGGTGAGTCTGTTCCTGAAAATCTTGATACGCTGAAAGAAATCGCGGAAAAAATCACAAGCATGGGCGATGACGCTGGTGGCGCACTCCTTGGAAAAATTACCGAAGTTAGCGGACGTGTAGACCAGATTGCCAATGTTGATTTGGTCGCAATCTACAACGCAGCGAAAGCGTGATTGTTATGAGCAATTTTGAGGAATTTGCCCAAACAGTTGGTCGGGATGTTAAATCTCTGAACCAAAAGCCTGAACCAAGGCTGACACTGACAGGAATTACCCTTGGCATCGTTGGAGGCAATCATGTCACCCTACCGCTACCAGATAACGTAGGCCATGAAATCCGTGGCACTGGCTCACCAGAAGGGCGTATCACTGCCGAAATCGGAACGACTTACATCGACGCTGCTAAAACTAACGGAGCTTTAAAATGGATTAAGGCTACTGATGGTGGGAATACAGGCTGGAAAGTTGTTGAAGGTGACACTGGCTGGGTCTTAGGTTGGCAATATGATACGAAGAAAGATGTCATAAACAAATTGTATTTCAGACGTATCAACGATGTCGTACATGTGAAATTTGAACCTAAAATTAACACTAGCACTATTAGTCCTAGCGTTAATTTGATATTAGATTTTGGCGGTTTTGAATCAGAAGATAACTTATCTATTGATGGTTTTAAACCTGTTGATGATGTAGTTCAGACTATATTTAATACTTCTAATGATATTTATTCTAATACTGCAAGAGCGGAAAATTCAGAAGGTTCACAAGGAACAGGGGCTGTGATTATTCAGTATGAATATATCTATAAAGATAGAAAAAAAGCTGGATTACAATTACAAATTGTAACTAGTAATTTAGGTGTCGAAGAAAATTACGTCAACCCATTCTCTTATTTAACAGAAGATGAGTGGCCAACAACATTACCAACTATAGGAGGATAAACACATGACACAATTTAACGAATTTATCATCGCTTTTGCGACAGGCTTTTTAGCAGTAGCAGTAGGCGGTATCGTGAAAGCAGTGAAAGACTACCTTTTGCGAAAAGGTGGAGAAAAAGCTGTAAAAATCGCTGAAATCCTAGCTAAGAACGCAGTTCATGCCGTGGAGCAGGTAGCTCAAGAGACTGGCTTTAAAGGCGATGAAAAACTAGAGCAAGCTCGTGATAAAGTCCGTGCTGAGCTGACCAAATATAACATCAATATGACTGACAAGGACTTGGATACCTTTGTGGAGTCCGCAGTGAAGCAGATGAACGACGCATGGAAGGAGTAAGTTATGTCTAAAAAACAGGAAATGATTCAATTCTTCATTGACAAGGCTAACAACGGCGATGGAGTGGATAATGATGGAGCTTATGGCTTCCAGTGTGCCGACGTGCCTTGTTATGGGCTACGTCATTGGTACGGTGTGACGTTATGGGGCAACGCTTATGACTTGCTTGAGTCAGCACGTTCTCAAGGCCTGAAAGTCGTGTATGACGCTGACTATCCAAAGGCTGGTTGGTTCTTCGTGAAAAGCTATGTAGCTGGCGACGGTGTCAACTATGGACATACAGGGATTGTCTATGAGGACTCAGACGGAGATACTATCAAGACGATTGAGCAGAACATCGATGGCAACTGGGACTACTTAGAAGTGGGTGGACCTTGTCGCTACAACGAGCGTTCTGTAAGTGAAATTGTTGGGTATATCGTACCGCCCGAAGAAGTCGAAACTGGCTGGCAACAAAACCAGTACGGTTGGTGGTGGGTTCGTGAAGACGGCTCTTATCCAACTGAGAAATGGGAGAAAATTAACGACATTTGGTACTATTTCGACGATAAAGGCTTCATGAAGCGTAGTACCTGGTTGAATTATAAAGATGCTTGGTACTGGTTCACGGATTCAGGGTCTATGGCTACTGGCTGGGCTCGTATCAATAATGCTTGGTATTACTTCGATGAAGAAGGTAAGATGGCCACTGGTTGGATTAAGCACAAGCTGACTTGGTACTATCTTGACCGTAAGAATGGCAACATGGTATCAAATGCCTTTATCCAGTCCGCAGACGGAACAGGCTGGTACTACATCAAACCAGACGGAACACTGGCAGATAAGCCAGAGTTCACAATTGAGCCAGAAGGCTTGATTACAGTTAAATAAATAGAAAGGAAACTTTCTAAAATGTTCTTTCACCGCAGGCTCAGGCTTGCGGTTTTTTGTTTGCTTAAAAATGGATTTAAAATCCAAGAAATGTAAATCGAATAAACGCATCTCAAATGCGTAAAATCATCTGCTTTGGGGAGTAGTGGTTTTGTTAAAAATAAAAACAGTGAAATTGCTCACTGATTCTTTTGTAAACTATTAGAAATAAACTGACACTTTCTCAACTATACGGGCAAATATGAGTATGAAAATGAATACGATGATGAATACGATTTAAAAAAATGATAGCAATTAACGAAAATGATTTTAAAGAAAAATAAGTAAAAACTCAACTATTGAAAAGCGACGACAACTATTTGAAAACGTTTTTCACTTATGGTATAATAAGCATTGTATTTATTGTATATGAATCTGGAGAAAAAATCAAAGATATTTTTGAAGGATAATATGAGAATAAGGGAGAATATATGACCTTAGAATGGGAAGAATTTCTAGATCCTTACATTCAAGCTGTTGGTGAGTTAAAGATTAAACTACGTGGTATTCGTAAGCAATATCGTAAACAAAATAAGCATTCTCCGATTGAGTTTGTGACTGGTCGAGTCAAGCCAATTGAAAGTATCAAGGAAAAAATGGCTCGACGTGGTATTACTTATGCGACCTTAGAACACGATTTACAGGATATTGCTGGTTTGCGTGTGATGGTCCAGTTTGTAGATGATGTCCAAGAAGTTGTGGCTATTTTGCGCAAGCGTCAGGATATGCGTATCATACAGGAGCGAGATTACATTACTCATCGAAAGGCTTCAGGCTACCGTTCCTATCATGTGGTAGTAGAATATATGGTGGACACCATCAATGGAGCCAAGACCATTTTAGCAGAAATTCAAATTCGTACTTTGGCCATGAATTTCTGGGCAACGATAGAACATTCTCTCAACTACAAGTACCAAGGGGATTTCCCAGAGGAGATTAAGAAGCGACTGGAAATTACATCCAAGATTGCCCATCAGTTGGATGAAGAAATGGGTAAAATTCGTGATGATATCCAGGAAGCCCAGGCTCTGTTTGATCCTTTGAGTAGAAAATTAAATGACGGTGTAGGAAACA